TGTTGGGGTCGCCATAGCGCACGATCTTTACTTGATCGCCTTTTTTTGCAAGCACGGCAAACTTTTTGTTTTTGCCGGGCGTTCTCTTTTGCTTGTTATAGCCAGGGAAGGACTCGCCACGATAGACGAGTCTCCCCGATTTAGTGCGCTTGACATCTGACGTATCAGCCATACGATTTGATCAACTCAAGGACGATCATGTAAGTATCGCCGCTCGAGTGGCCTACTGTCGTGAAGTCAAGATCGCCCGTGATGCCAGACCCAGCGTTGTTGGGGATGCCACTGAAATCACTGTAATCGTGATAACCGTTACTATCCTCACTCAGCCCGATGGCCAGCACGTTGCTTGTTGCATCAAACTCAATCTTCACTGACATGCCCGTGCACTGCCACCAAATTTTGTTTATGGTAACGCGATTGCACGACAACCCAGCCGAATTTGACGTCAACGCGGATACATCGACTTTTTTAACCGCCGATTCACCTGTGCCATCACTCGCATTGGTAAACTTCAGGACAGCTTTGCGCTCACCATCCTGAATGGTTTGGCTCGTAACTGCATCAGCCATGTGTCACCTCCGTTAGAGTTCAGTGGTGGCTGTACGCTCTTTCATCGCGCTGATGTAGTCAACGGTCAAAACTTTTGCTGCTGCGGCGCCATTCTGTATGCCAAAGCTCACAGTCAGCTCCTCGTCATCAGGCGCATTGGTGCTCACTACAGTGCCGACTTCAGCATTGTTTTGATAGACATGGAAGAGCTGATCTTTCGGGTCAAACATAAAGCCAACCGTCATAAAGGTGTCATCGGCCATTGCGGTTGGCAGATCCAACGTGCTTTGCGTCCCGTCTTTCTCAACGATGAATTGTAATGTCGTTGAGCCATCGGTCAGCAAAAAGAAGATGCCATCTGTGACATCGAGTGGCGACGTATCAGTGAGCTGGAGTCCCATGACAACGTCAGAGGCATCCGCATCGCTCGTCTTCATACGAGCTGAGAACGCAAGCTGCTTGGTTGACTCAAACTTGAAGCCTTCTTTTACGAGCTGGAGGAAGTCGTTGTCGTTGTCGGCGTCGTCATTAGTAATGACAAGCAGACCGCCGTCTCCATCACCCAACGCTTCTGACGCATTGCCCGATCCACCTTCTGTGGTGGTGATCGTCCAATCTGATGCCAGGTAGGTATCGAAGTCGTTGAAGTAAGTGTGATATTTCTGCGGCGCTGGCATTTTAAGTTTGCCAGAAGTGCCTGATGCAGTGACGTTAGTAACGCCTGAGGTGAAATGCGTAGTCATGAAAGTTCTCCTGTGAAAACCAGTGATCAGCCCATCCGATCACCATCTGACCCTGTCAGTGTATGTGAACCTGTAAAACAAAAAAAGGGGGCTGATGCCCCCATTTGTCTTTGCGATTTTACGCTCCTTGGGAGCCGTAAATGCCACGCCAGTCGGAAAAGCCGAACGAGTACCTCTCGCGCGCCTTATAGCGTATGTTGCCTGTCGTAAAGTCAGGCTCCATGCTGGTCTCCATCGGAGTACGCTGGAACATCTTCAAGCCTTCACCCGCATCGGTGACGCTGGTCAGGATGAAGAAGGCATCGGGATCAGCCAAGTAATGGTTGACCGTGTACCCCCCTGGCAACACACCCGTATTACGAATCGCGTTAATATCGTTGTCAGCCGTCCCTGAACGCAGTGTTGAGTTCAAGATCCGATCGGCAACGAAGACCAGTTGAGGCGGTACAACCAATTTGGTTGCTTGAACCGAAATGGTCAGACCCTTGTCATCAGTAAACGTGCTGATGTCGATCAGCGCATCTTCCAACGAGGTCTCATTTAGGTCAGCCATCGAGGTCGCACGGTTTGCAGCAGTGCCACCACCCGCAAGCGGGTGAGCCGTGTTAATCAACGATACGCCATCACCACCCGTGAAGCTGGATGAGAACGCATTGTTAAGCACGTCCGCACCTTTGACTTCCTTGGTGTTCGCCATAGATCGGGCCAAAGCCTTCACATAGCGTTTGCCTAACGAATCGTAAAGATTGTCCTCCACAGCTTCGTCGGTAAGGGCAAATGCTAAAGCCACCGTATCGTGCGTATACCTAGCAGTGAATGACTCACTTGCATTGTCGAACGCGACACCTTGACCTTCCGTTTTGGTCGGCGCACCGCCAAATCCGGTGATGAGTACCTCTTCTTCGAATGCACGCTGAGAGTCTTCGATTGCAAAAATTTCTTCGAACTCCCTCTCATAGCTGTCGTAAGACATGCCGAATAACGAGTTCAATCCTGGTTCGAGTTCTTTAGCGAGCTGTGCTCTTGAAATAGCCATTGTTCAGCTCCTTATGCTAGGCCAGCGCCTTTGACGCCGTAGATTGAGTTTTGAATGACCACAAGCACGTTAGTGTTCGCCGATGCAACGTCGTCGTTGTTCGGATCTTGTGAAATGTCAATCGCCTTGATTGGGAGTGTGGTAGCTGTTGCTCCCGTTGTCACATCCAACTCAGCACCTGAAATACCAGTGAGTGTGCTACCCGCGCTGGTGTACACGATATCGAAGTTGCCGAATAGATCGGCGACTGGGAACGTGTCATCCGCTTGGACCTCATAAACAACATTCGGATCATCGATGATGAATGCGATGATGTCGGATGCGTTTGTGCTTGCTGGATAGAAGTTGCTGAACACCTGCTCACCACTTGTGGGATCAGTGAACTGACAACCGTTGAAAACACCGACAATGGGGACCGTGCCGCCGTCCGCATGAACTTCGACCGTACCACCTGTCACTTGAGCGACCATGTCGCCTTGGAAGATGGATGTGCCGTAGTTTGCCGCGATACGATATCGACTTGTTCCGCCAGAGTAAGGTGCGCCGCCAATCATTCTGACGGGCTTCATGCCAAATGCAGCGTCTTTATTCGCCATTTGAAATTACCTCGCTATCTGCGTCCAAAAGTAACGTTGCTATCTCGCTGAGGATCATATTTGACGTAACGGCTGTCGCCCCGTGTTTCATTGAACATGGTGTTGTCCAAGGCATCCGTGGCTTGTTGAGATTTGTCCGCGTAATACGCACGCCGCTCTTCAACCGTTTCGTTAGGGATCTTTGCAAGAAGCAACCCTTCGTTGTAAACCACGCCTTCATGCCGTCCATTGTCAAGGGTAGGCAAAGATCGCCATTCAGGTGGCAGTTCAGTGCCGCGCACTAACTCCCAGCCCTCACGCAAACGTCGTGACACGTTTGCACGGTCTTCTTGACCTAGCATTGACTCTCGAATCCATCGGTAGGTATAACCTTCCGGGGGTGTTGGTGTTTCGAGTGAACGAACAGGTTTCCAGGGTTTACGTCGCGTCTGATTATCGTGGGACTGCGAATCACGGGATGAACGTGCGCTTGCTTTTGTTTCTGCCATTTTAATTTGCCTCTCTTAATGCGATTTTTTGCTTCTCTTTGGCGACTCGCTGCAACCATGCCTCTTCCGACATGTTGTGCGGCTTTAGACCTCTAAGACGCTCGAGCTCTGACTTGTTAAAGCTTACGCCATTCTTTTTGCCTTGTGTTTTCGACCGACCTCCAGCGGAGGCTGATGCAACTCTTTGCACAGCGGGTTGCGCTTCACGTTCAACGGCCTGACTTCTAGTTTCAGAAGTTCTGGTATGAGGATAAACCGTGCCTACACGGCTGTCCAACTCCTCATAATATTCATCGGAGCCAACATCGTACCCCTCATTGGCAAGGTTGTAATGCACATAATAGGCATACTCCGTGGCCTTCATATCTTCGGGGTCTTCTTTGTTGGCATACCAAGGGTTTCGCTCATGCCACGCCAGAGCGTCTTCAGTGGGTTGGATCTCTTGTTGCGCGGGCTGTTCTGGTTGCTGGTAAACAGGCTGCTCATTCCCTTGGCTCACATATTCTTCTTCTTGCGTTGCCGCTTGTTGTCTTGCTTTTGCGACACGCAGTTTTTCTTTCTGGATTGAGATATCGCTTTGCAGTTTCGCCGCTTTTGTAATTAGATCCGCGTCACCACTCTCCACGGCTTTGCGATACACATCATCAATCTGAGCTTCTTTGCTGTTGATGGCCTCTTCTTCTTTTGCCAAGACTTGGTTCGACTGCTGTTGCGAATAAGTGCGATATCTTTGTAACTCCGCCTCTTTTTGCAGTGCGATTTGTTCAAGTTGTTGAGCGCGCTGTTCGGCCTCGCGTGCTTTGGCGTTCAGCTTGTTGATGCGCTTCGAGACCGATTTGGTATACGTTTCAAGCTCGTCATCCCCGCTGGCTGATGTTGGGGATTCAACTGGGTCTTCAGTCACCTCTATTTGCAATTGCTCTTCGATGACGTCTTGTTGCTCTGCTGCTTGATTCTCAATCATTTGAAACTCACTATATCTGCGGGATGTAGAATGGTGCCGATGACCTCGTCATCATTAATAATACGAACCTCTTCGCCGTCTTCCAATTTAAAACGCGCGCCAGCATAACGGCCGATCAACACCCACTGATTTTCAGATACCCAGGGTGTGTCACCAAACTTTTCGGTGTCGCCGTAGCAAAGCGGACCCATCTTCAAGACGAGCGCAACAACGGTTGCAAGCGCCTCCCGATCCACGGTTTCTTTAAGAAGATGAATGCCACCTTCAGTGGTTGCTTTGCCTTTCCACGGCATCACAAGCATCCGCCAGCCAGTAGGTTGAGGCAAACGCTCGAGCGCACTTTTTTCGAGCAAATCGGGGTTGAGCACCATCTCACTGGCAGGGACGTAAGCGGAGGCTATGGTTGATTCTGTCACTTCAGACATCCTTGTAATACTCGCGAATCGTGTCTTCAACCAAGTTTATAATAACGAGCTCTCCCTGCAAAGATTTATAGTGCTCTATATCTTTCAACATTCCATCCATAAGCACTTCGCGGATCAGCTCTCGACGTTCCGACAAAATGCGTTTTAGGCGTGAACCTAGGTCAATATCGTCCACTAGTCGCGCTCATGGAAGTCGTAACCGCGTGTTGCTGCACCATAACCGCGCGCTTTAATTACACGATAAGGTCCACCGACCGTGCGCCGCACCGGGTCAGGCATGGTGGGTGTAGTCTTCATCTTTTTTGTAGGCGTTTCGACTTTTTCAATCCGAGTCATATCTTTCATGGTTTATCCCTTTTTGCGTGGTGATTTTTTAGGTGCAGCCTTTTTTGCCGCCGCCTTTTTTGCAGGTGCTTTTTTTGCGGGCGCTTTTTTTGGCGCGGGCTCTGGTGCAACTTCAGGCTCAACAGCGGGAGGCGCTACTACTTCTACCTCCGCAGGCGTTGATACGATAGGCGGTGGCGGTTCATGGCCGTGTATCCTAGCCATTTTTGTGGCAATGCGATGATCGCTTGCCTCTTTTTTTCTCGCTTTTTCTATAGCGGCGATCTCTGCCATCTTCGCTTCTACATCGCGCACCAGTCGTTTTTCTTCTTGTAGCGCGGCCACTTTCGCTCGCACCGTCGAGTTGGATGAAATAAATTTACCTGCCATAGCTATCTTCCCCTGTTCTGCATATCAAGCAGTTTCAATTCTGCTTGTTGTTCTAAGCGTCGCAAGGCGACATCTAATTTGTCGTCCGCAACCTCTTTTTGTGTGTCAATCCGTTGCTTTGCAATCTCACTCTCAAGCAGCTTTTCTTGTGCTCTCGCTGCTTGTTTCGCGGCGAATTGGTCGTTGTCTGAGTCAATTGCCTTTTCGCGCAACGCAAGCTCCTGCTGTCGTATTTGCACTAGCGGATCTGTCTCGTCACCTTGCCCAATTGACTCAAGCAACTCTTGCGTCAACTGCGCCAAAAGCGGCGCTGAGAATTGCTCGACCTGCATTTGAATCTGACTCATCTGCATTTGCATTTGATCAGGCGGTATCTGGCCCGCTTGCCCCGCCGCTTGTAACTGTTCGATCTGTTGATTCAGCTCAGGAGGTATTTGGTCTTGCACCATCTGACCTGCCATAAACTGCAAATGTTGCATCATATGACCAATAATCATGCCCTGTAGCGCAGGATTCTGTTTCACCACATCGGTCAAAAATAGAGAGCGGTGAGCGTCAATGTGTGCTTGATGGTTTTGTTGTTCAAACGCCTGAGCGGGCTGGCCCATCAAAAAGCCGTTGTTTTCAATCCCGGCATCGATAGGTTGAGGCATCGGTGGCGGGGGTGGTGGCTGTATTAGGCTATCCACATCATCCACACCCAGCGCCGAATACATGCGCCGATACGCTTCGTAAATACCTTGGGGACCGTGTATCTCTGGATTAGATTGCACCATCTGCAACAGCTCTTGCGCCATCGTAATGCGCTGAGACTGTGAAAAAATATTGGGGTCTGATACGGGGATGACGTCTACGCGGCCATCGAAGTCTTGCGCCATGATTTCTTGTGGGCCGTTACGCGCCACAAATGGGTAGCTTTGCGGTAAATATTCTGCAAAGACTTTCGCCAAGAGCTGAAACTCTAGCTTCTGACTATAATGCAACCGCTTATGAATGGCTGACATCACTTTAGTGCCACGCTCCAGCAAAGCGACTGTTGTACCAACAGGCATGGCTTGATTCATGTCACCGACATTCATATCAGCGATGCTGGCAAACCGTTTGCCTGACTCGACCAAAAGCCCAAGCAGACTCATCAATACGTTGCTGGGCTCTTTGATTGGCAGTGGTATCAAGTTTTCGCGAAGTGAGGCGCCCGTGGTATCAATATCACGGAACTCACCAGGTTGCAGCGGGTTGTCCTCGTCACGGATGCGCATCCCTCTCGCCTTGAAGCCTGCTGGCAAGTTAGCGAGCGTACCCGCATCGATGAGTTGTCGGAGTATTGAAGTCGCTGATTTGCTGATGCCGCCGATCATGTGGCTCAGGCCAAGTCCGTAGAAGCCGAGTCCTCT